ACTTTGTGCATTAGCCGCAAAACCAGACCGCATTACAGTATATGACCATGCTCAAGTTGACATCAGTGATTATCAGGATTTAGCTAACGAATATGGTATTCAGTTTGTATTCATCAATCAGCAAATTTTAGATGTTGAAACTATCCAAGAAACCGATATGCTATTCATTGATAGTTTCCAAGAAGGCAATTATGTGTTTACAGTATGCACTCGCTTTGCACAATTTGTAAATCGTTATATCTGTGCAAACAACTCTTACAATTTTGCTCATATGCCTAACCCACAGGTTCAACTTGGTCAAGGCGCACAAGCAATTGGTATCGTATTTGGTCTTAATAGCTTCCTACAAAATAGTGATCCATGGCACATTGCTGAAAACATGTATTGGGCACCAGGTTTAACTATTCTATATCGCAAAAAGGATTTGCTTGATGCTGGACACTAATGTTTTAGATTTGTTAAAAGGTTTAGATGCAGTTTTAGTAAGCAGAGACCCAACTGTAATTGATGCGTTTACACAAGCACTTGTGCTAAGCAAGATTGCAGAACCAAATGGTTTGCATGGTCCGTTGCAAAAAATGTATTATGAATTGTGTTCAATTCGCCGTGAATTATACCAGTTAAAATGGGATATGGAAGCACGGCAACAAATAAACGTGGATGGTGCTAAATGGGTTAGTCCATATCCTTCTTATACTACTACAACTGCTGATCTATCGGGTTATTGGCGTGAACCAAATATGTATTTTGGTGGTATTAAAGATACAACCGTAGAAGCAGCATCGCCATCTGATCCAGATGCTTTTATTCTAACCGACCCTGACACTGGCGATAGCATGAGTGTAAAATATAAGTAATCTATGGCAAAAGAAGAACTAATTACATTTGAAGGTAAAGTTGTGGAAGTTTTACCAAATGGTGTATTCAGGGTAGAAATAAACGAGCACATTGTTCTTGCTTACACAAGTGGCAATATTCGTAAAAATAAGATTAAGATTATTCAAGATGATCGTGTAAGCGTTGAATTGAGTCCTTATGATTTAACTCGTGGTCGTATAACTTATCGTTTTAAATAAAAAAAAAAATATTAATTTTTTAATTTTTGAGAATACATTTTTTTCAAAGATTCTGATATTTTCATTTTAATTTCATCCGTCATTTTATATGTTGATTTTCCTTTTCTTACAGCAGACATCCTCTGTTTTGTTTCTTGCGATAATTTTTTTCCAAGTTTAGAATTTTTTATTTTTTCTATGGTTTCTTGTGTTCTTGGTCCTCTCTTTTTTCCTTTAAAGTGTGACGGTCTTCCTTTGAGAGTGTTTGAAGTTTTATTTTTTGTTTCTTGACTTCTCTTATTTCCATTTGAACCTTCTCCTCCATCCGTGCGATTTAATAATATTCCAGTATTATTATCTTTACGACCATACCAAGCAATCATTCGGCGTTCTATTGCCAATGCACCGATTTCAGTTAAATTGTGTTCAAGTATAATAATTTTAGATTGATCTTTTGGTTTTGTTATATTATAATGCTTCGTATAGGCTCTTAGTTGATGCCCCTTACCAATATAATATGGAGTTAAATCACTTGCTCTTATATAAGCATATACATAATATCCACTTGGTGGATTTTGTTTGGTAAATACCATTGCTGTTGCCCTCCCAGGCGATAGAGTAGATAGGACTGCGAATCCGTGATCTACACTATTATTTATATATTTTTTACATAGGTTTAAATAAAATGCAAGCAGTAACACTTACAGAAGCAGCAAGAACACATATTCGTCGCACTCTTATTGATATTGATAAACCATATCTTGTATTTGGATTACAAGGTGGCGGTTGTGCTGGTTTTGAATATTTTTGGCAACCAGCAGATGATGAACTTTATTCTGAAAAAGGTTCACCAGATATTGATGAAATGATTAGCGTGGGTGAAGGTAAAAGTCTTATTGTAGATGGCACTTCACTTGTTTACCTAATTGGCAGTGAAATAGATTATAAAAATGATTTTATTAGCAGCCAACTTGTGGTCAACAACCCAATAGCAAAGTCTAGTTGCGGTTGCGGAACATCAATTAGTGTGTAAAAATTACTCCTGCTAAATATTGTGCAGGAGTTTTTTTATGGCACAAGAGGTTATTAATGTTGGTGCATTTCCCAATGATGGCACTGGCGACCCGCTAAGAACAGCATTATTAAAAACAAATAACAATTTTAGTCGCTTGTTCAGCACAGTTGGTAGCGTTGATACGTATACCACAAATACTCCTGGCGCAAATTTAGTATTACAGCCCACTTTTAATGCAAACGTATTGATTGGCGTTGGTAGTGCACTTGTAGCCAATGCTACTTGGTTCACTGGTATGACTGCCAATAATGCTACATTTTATGGTCAAATTACTACCAATGGTGTTTATCCAATCATTGGTAACTTGAGCGGAACTGCAAGCACTGCTACAGTTGCAACTACAGCACTTTATGCCGCTACTGCTGGAACTGCTATTAATGCACAGAATTTCACAGGTAACAACCTACCAAATGTTAATACTATTGGTAATTTGATTGCCGCAAACATTGCTATCGCAAACATTGGAACTCTTTATAGCAATAGTAACATTTATGCAAGCGGTAACCTAACTACAAGTGGATATGTTACTGGTAATGGTTATTATTTGAGTGGTCTAAATGGCATTACACCAAGTGCATATGGCAACACCAATGTTGCTGCTTACCTTACAACTTACAATGGTAAAGTCGTAGCAAGTAATGTTTATGGTTATCTTAATGGTGCCGTAGGTGCTAATGGTGCAAATAGCGGTTCATTCACAACTATTGTAACCACAGGTAATACAACAGTCGGTGGCAATCTTTATATTGGTAGTGCTTTATTATATACACCTGCTTATGCTAACCTACAATATGGTGGAAATGATAACAGCTTCTTCCAGTTTGTAGCACAAAACGCAAACAATGGCAGTCAAGCAACAACTGATTATGTTGCTGTAGCAAATAATGGTAGCGATACCGACACATTTATTGATTTTGGTATTACAAGCAGCGGATACAATCAGGCTGCATATAATCTAACCAGTGCCAATGATGGTTATCTTTATGTTCAAGGCAACACTACAACTGGTGGTGGTAATCTTGTTCTTTCAACCTATACACTGAATGATATTGTATTCTCACTTGCTGGTGGTGCAACTGCCAATGAAATTGGTCGTTTCCGTGCTAACACAAATAGCTTTGTAGTAAGCAGCACAACTGCTGCAACAAATCAAACAACTGGTGCAGTAATTGTTAAGGGTGGTATGGGCGTTGCTGGCAATGTTTATGCAACATACTTTGTTGGCAATGGTGCCGCACTAACTGGTCTTTACAGCAATACACAAGCTGCAAGTTATCTGCTTGGAAATATTTCTTACGGTAACATTTCTGTAAATGGGGTGGCAGCAAGTGGAAATGTAAGCGCACTATATTATATTGGTAATGGTGCTGCACTAACTGGTTTATACAGTAATGTTCAAGCAAGTGCTTATCTTGGCACATACCTACCCACATATAGCGGTAATTTAACTGCTGGCAATCTTGTTGCAACTGGCAATGTTGGTGGCACATACTTTATCGGCAATGGTAGCCTATTGACTGGTATGTACGGCAATACACAAGTTGCATCTTATCTGCCAAGTTATAGTGGTAATATAAATGCAGGAAATGTTAATATAACTGGCAATGTTAGCGCAACATACTTTGTTGGTAGCGCACAATATCTAACTGGACTTTACAGCAATGCAAGTGTTGCAAATTATCTGCCAACTTATTATACAAATGCAAACATTGCAGCTAATGGCGTTAGTAGCACAAGCTATGTGTTAGGTTATATTACTATTAACGGCTATGGATTTGCAAATCTTGCCAACACAACAAGCAATACAACAACACTTTATGGCAACGTGTCAACGCTGATTCTTGATAATACTGCTGGCGCAACAGTTGCTGTAGCAAACATTTATCTACCAGCAAATGCAAACTTAAGTGATGGAACAAGAATTACAATTGGTAGCAATATTACTGTAAGTAGCTTGCGCATTATTGCAAATGATAGTTCTGTAAGCGGTAATATATCAAGCATAACACCTACAACACCTGCAAGTTGGCATTATGTAAAATATGCTCCTTACAATGGTAATCCTGTGCCACAACAATTGCCTGGCGGACCTCGTTGGATACGCATTGGTTAATCCATAAATATCCTTGTGGAGCAGTTACGGTATGTCAGTTTATAATGGTTTAGCCACTAATTTTCAACTTGATCGTTTGATTAATGTTAGTGATAGCTGGACATTTTTAACTGGNGTTCCTATTAACAANACNATTGCNAATACTGTAAATTTTACNGCNNNNGGNNTTCCTTATCATGGNTATGGNAGNATNTANCAACATNTNNCACCANTNGCNCAATATTATAATCGCNGTTGGGTTGATAATAGTGGTCAAAATTTAACTGCTAACCCCCAAAC